GCAATCGTCAGATCAGTGCGTAATTTAGTCGAAACTATACCAACAGAGAGATTTTTTGACTCATCTATAGGTACAGATATACGTGATTCTCTCTTTGAAAACTTTGAACGCTCAACTGTGATGATTATTGAAGATCAAGTACGTGAAGTGCTTGATAACTTTGAACCAAGAGTTTCAGATGTGGGTGTTAAAGTCGATGCAGACCCAGATAGTAATGAATTTGAAGTCACTGTATTCTTTGAGATAGTGGGATTGGATGTTCCACAACAGTCATTTACCTTTTTATTAGAACCAACGAGATAATATGCCCTTTACTCAATTTACAAATTTAGACTTTGATGATATCAAAGTACAAATCAAAGATTTTCTTCGCTCAAACTCTAATTTTACAGATTTTGATTTTGAGGGTTCTAACTTTTCAGTCTTAATTGATACTCTTGCTTATAATACCTATATTAACGCATTTAATGCAAATTTGGTTGCGAATGAGTCTTTTTTAGATTCTGCAACAGTGAGGGAAAACGTTGTATCTCTTGCCCGTAATATTGGTTACGTACCCCGTTCAAAAACCGCTGCAACAGCATCTATCAAAATAAGTGATATAAACTTAGGTACAACAAATGCAAGCACTCCAAGGTTCTTGACACTTCGTTCTGGTCTTGTTTGTGTTGGAGCATCAGAAAATACAACATATCGATTCTCAATAACTGACGACATAACTTCTACAAGAGTAATTGATATAAATGGAGTTTCTTTTGCACAATTTGATGATCCAATCACTGTTTATGAAGGGACATCACTAATTCGTGTTTATAATGTTGATACTTCTATTAAACAACGTTTTATTATTGATAGTCCGAACATTGACAGTTCAACTTTAAGAGTATTTGTATCAGCACAAAGTGATACATCTATTGGAAGAAAATATTCAATGGTTGATAATATTTTGAATATTAATAAAAATTCAGAAATATATCTTGCACAAGAAGTACAAGATGAAAAATATGAAATTTTATTTGGTGATGG